AACTTTACAACGTATGATGTAAGCGGTTACGTTACCAGCGATTGCAACAGTATTTTATTTATCAATTACGGATCTAATGCCGTACAGATTGAAAACGTAACGCTGCAACAAAATCAAAGTTTACAAATTGAGGGAAACGCTGGCGAATTTACGACGCGCCGTTTCTTTGCAAATTTCATAAATTCAGGTGGGTTTAATAACCTAGTAACTGTTAAGAAAAACTACATACAATAATGCCAGCGATAGATTTATCAATATTAAACCAAAGACAGACGCCAGCGTTTTACGCTGATGTCTTTGCCAATAGGCCCGCAGCTGGTTTTGTTGGTAGGATCTTTGTATCTACAAATACATTTGCGTTTTATCGCGATAACGGTACTGGCTGGGATCTAATCGGTGGCCCTGGTAGTGGTACAATTACTGGCAGTGGCTCTTTTGGATCTATTGCTTTGTGGAATGGTACAGATACAATTACTTATGACGTAGGGTTAACCTGGGACGGTACAGCAAATTCGCTAACAGCCAGTAAGTTTATTGTTACTGGTGGAACGTCAAGCCAATTTTTAAAAGGCGACGGATCACTGGATAGTAATACCTATAATACTGGAAGCGGTGCAGCAAGCCAAGTGGCTTTTTTTAACGGCGCTAGATGTAAACCACAATGGTACATTAGTAGCTAAATTTAATAATACTACAAGCGCCAATAGCTTAATAGCTTTTGAAAATGCTGGTAATGAGCAGTGGTGGATAGGTACAGAAAATACAAACAACGACTTTTTATTTTACGACGCTACTAATTTCCCGACGTTATCACTTAGGACGACTTTTAAAACAAATGGCCAGGTATTAATTGGCGGTGGATCAACTGGAAGCGGTAAATTAGTTGTTGAAAGTGCTACAAGCGACAACGGGATCCAGATAGTTGGTGCAAACGCGCCAAGCCTTCGTATTGATAGCGCTGCAACTGGGCCGACTAAAAGAATTGGTTTAGGTATTTCAACTGGCGTAAACAATTTTATCCAGGGCAGTGCTGATAGGGATATGTGTATTTTTAACGGATCCACAACAGCCAGCCCAATGTTGTTTGGTATTTACGATACTACAAACGTCCAGGAAGCAGCTAGAATAAGCCCAGCAAGAAACTTTTTAATTGGTACGACAACAGATAACGGAAGTAAATTGAATGTTAATGGAGTTATTAATGCAGCTGGTAGAATTAATAGCGGTAGTGGTGGCGGAGCAACTGCAAGTTTAAATGCTCAACAATTAAGTAGTGATGACGCTGCAATATATGCTGGTGGTGTTGTAACTACTGGATCAAGTAAAGGAATAAAAGTTTTAGCTGGTACAAATTCTAGTGACTATGCTTTGTATGTTGCGTCTTACGCAAATTCACCAATACTATATGCAAGAGGGGATGGAAACATCGGAATTGGTACTTTTAGCCCATCTGAAAAATTAGATGTAAGAGGTGGAGCATTATTTAATGGTGATGTAAGGTTAGATTTAGGTGATTTAAACGTACCTAAAACATTATATTTTAATGCAAATTCAACTACTGGTGCAAGTTATGGTAATATAAAATGGTATAACGTACAATGGGATGGTAATACAAGAGGTGAACTACTTGTTGAAGGTGATGGCGCATTAGCAAACGGTAGAATGGTTTTTAAAACAGGATCATCGGGATCTAATGCGACAGAAAAAATGCGTTTAACTAATGGCGGAAATTTACTAATCGGCACAACAACAGACGCGGGGCAAAAGTTACAAGTTAATGGTAATGTAAAAATACCAGTAGGAAATACTTACAACAATGGTAGTAATGCAATAAAATCTGCTGATAGTGTAGTTGTATCTACATCACCAACTACAATTTATACAAGCCAGCAAGTTGGTAGCGTTGAAAGTGGAAATTTAGTTTTAGTTACTGGGGTTTTATCTGGAACTGGATCAAATTTTGTTGATTTAGTTTTATTTATTACTAATGGTAGTGCAATAGTAGTACAGCAGCAATCAATATCATCACCAGCGGCTAGAACATACGCAGTAAGCGGTACAAGTTTAACATTAACAATGGCAAGTGGAAATTATGTTGTTGGTACTGGTGGTTTTATTCAGGGTTACAATTTATCTTTTTAATTTAAAATAATATGAAACAAATACAACCTATTCAAATTTGGGTAAATGGCGCACAACAAACAGCTAGCCTATTTAACCTAATTATCATTAATGACAATTTATTAAACAGCGCGACGTTTTACTGGCAGTTATTAGACGCGGACGCTTCTAAACTTGCAGACGGTAATTTAACAATGATAGAGCCGCAATACGATCAATGGGGTACATCAAGCGACGTTAACCAGTGGGCTTATGAATGGGCCGCAACGCAACTTAACATTACACTAGCTTAATTAATCTTTAAATACAAAACCAATGGAAACCAAACAAGCACTTGCAATTTTAAAACAAATTTTAGACGCGGCTAGCAAAAGCGGTTTATTTGAAAACTTAACGGCAGCTATGACAGCGGCCGACGCATACAATGCTATTGCGCGTGAAATATTAAAAGAAGAAAATGGCGACGGATCTGTTATTTAGTATTGTAGTTTTTATAGCCGCTGGCGGTGGCTTTTATTTCACAACTAAAAACCGTTTAGATAAGATTGAAAGTGATTTATCTAAGCACAATAATACAAATACTGAAATATTAGATCGTCTGGCGCGCATTGAAACAAAACTTGATTTTGTAACTAAAATGTAAAAAGTATGTTTAAAAACTGGAAAACTAGCTTATTTGGCCTAGGGGCCGTAATTAGCGGAATTGCAACAGTATTAAAAGGCGACGTGCCAACTGGTATTACAGCAATATTAGGCGGCCTTGGTTTATTTGCAGCAAAGGACGCAGATATTAATTTAAACAACCGCCCATAATGACTAGCCAAACCAAAAAAATATTGGTGGTTACAGTTGTGGCGTTAATCTTATTAAGTAGTACAATGGCAGTAGGAGCAAAGGCCGAGGAATTGATTAAAAGATTTGAAGCCGACGATATTAATAAGTATTTAAGGGCCTATATTGATCCCGTAGGAATACCTACAATAGGGTACGGATCTACCTATAATTACGACGCAAAGCGTAAAGTAAGGCTAGGTGATAGTATCACCCAGGAGAAGGCTGTTGAATGGTTAAGAAAGGAAACAAAGTCAATAGTGCCAAAGATCAAAGCACTGGTTAAGGTACCTATTAACCAAAACCAGCTGGATAGTTTAACCAGCTTCGTGTATAACATAGGTATCGGCGCATTTCAATCTAGCACGCTTTTAAGGTTACTTAATAGCGGCGCACCAAAAGAAGAAGTGGCGGCCCAGTTTGATCGCTGGAATAAAGGCACTGTAAACGGCCAAAAGGTAGTTTTACCTGGGCTGGTTAGACGTAGAAAAGAAGAAAAAGCGCTATTTTTAGCATAAGAAGCAAGTTGGTTAGATAAATTTCAATGGTCTAGTACAAAAAGAAAGCCTGGTATGTCTATACTGGGCTTTTTTATGCCCAAAAAAAACCCTTAAACAATGTCTTATATGTGCATCATTTAAGGGAAAAGTATAAATACTTTGATTAAGGAATACAAATATAAAAATAAATTTGGTAGTTTAAACGTTTTTACTATAATTTTACCAAAGACAAACAAAACCCTAATATATGCAACTGAAAACCGACAGTAAGATCCTGGGCGAAATAGCCAGCTTACAACACAAAATTTTACGCCTAGAAGCGCTTCGCGCACTATCACCGTACGAACAATGTACATTTTTTTTCTATTCTAGTTCTGGTAAGTTTTTATCGTTAAATGAAAACGATTTGCCGTTTGACCTATCTTTTGAAGTTAGGATATTAATAGACGCGGCCCTGGAACATTACCAGCACGAAATTAAACGACTAGAAAACAGTTTTCAATGCGACGTAAACTAATAAGATTAGCTGCAATAATATTTTTTATTGCAGTAAGCGTGCCAGTATGTATATTAACCTACACTGGTGCCTTTATACTTTTTTACCTATTTAAAATTTATCACTTATTAAAACCAACAAAATGAACGAGTACGAAAAAAACTTAAAAAACGGTTATGGATCAATGAACAAATTTCCAAAAAAAAAGGAAACTGATCCAGATTACAATGGATCATTTAAATTTGAAGACAAAATTTACAAAATTGCTGGCTGGATAAAAGACAGTTATTTACAACAAGGAAGTAAATATTTGTCAATTACAGTACAAGAAAAAAAATCTAATAACGAACTTTAAAAAAAATAAATTATGCCAACTTTTTTTACTCTAATTAACCCAGATGATTTAACGCAATATACTATTGAAATAGATAGCGCTAAACGTGAAATATACGAAACTGAAATATCTGATTTATTAAATTTTCAATCTGATAGTCAAAATTCAATGTATATCCATTGTAATCAATCTGGTGATCATTTTTATTTGTCAAAAGAACTTGCAAAAAAATATTTAATAAAAATTAGTACAGAATATTAAAAACTAAACAAATGATTGAATTTACATCAAACTCTGGTAAAATGTATTGTGAACTTATTACTATTCAGGAAACACCTTTTATATTTTGTAGCACTTTAAAAGATGTACAAAACGCAATTACACAAATATATCCAGTAAGATATTATTCTATTGAAAAAGCATTATTTGAATTTATTAACTACACTAATAAAATTTATGAAAATAGATAAAAACGCACCAGCTTTTCCAGTTATGCCAGTCCAGGATCAATTCGGCCGCCTAGTGGCACCGATACCAGGCTTAACAAAATATGAACACGTTTTATTGCAGATCCTTTGCGCCAAAGAAAGCCAAAACAATCACAGTAAAATAGGACTGTCAACACTTTTAAGAGAGTGCGAAACACTAGCAAACGAATATTTTTTAACCCTAGAAAAAATAGAAAATGAAAAAGAAGCTAACCCAGTTATTTCAATTCAGTAACAACCAGCAAGCTGTAATAGCCCTAATTATTGCAGCTGTATTAACCGCTTTTTTACAAAGGATCTAATGACAGACGGACAAAACAAAATAACCTTAGAAGAAAAACTAGCACAGCGAAAATACAAGCCCGATTTCATACCCCCCCCAAGCCAGGTAATATTCACTATTGACGATAAACCCATTGGAACGATCCAAAATTTTATCGTTTTTAGTGGATTACCAAAGGCGGGCAAAAGTACTTTTTTAGCCGCTGCAATAGCTTCTGCATTTCAACCTGGTGAAGTGTTTGGAATGAAAGTGCATTTCCCAGAAGGAAGGCGCAGAATAGCTTATTTTGACACTGAAAGCAGCGATTTTGATTTTTACAGACAAGTTAATAAAATAAAGCATTTTAGCAATTTAAACAACCTACCTACCTGGGCTGACTGTTTCACAGTGCGTGAGGACGGCCCAGGCGAAATAAGGGCCTTAATCGTTAATTATTTAGAGAATAACCCAGATTGCCCGATTGTAATTATTGACGGCCTTTTGGATCTTATTTTTGACTACAATAGCGAAATAGAAAGCCGCAAGCTGGTGAACTGGTTTAAAAAACTTACTAAGATTTACAACTGTCTATTTGTAGGCGTACTTCACCAGGGCAAAGGCCTGGGCGCGCAGACATTAGGACACCTAGGATCAAATTGTGATCGCTGGGCTTCTAGCACCTTAGAAATAATTAAAGATAAAGACAAAAAGACATTTACCTTACAGCCTAGGTTTTTACGATCCAGTGAAGATTTTGAGCCAGTCGTACTTATGAACATTGGCGGCAACTGGCAGCAAATATCTATTGAAGGTGAAAGCAAAAAGGCTGAAATAAAGCACCCAAAACAATTTACTGAACTTGACCACAAAAACATAATAAACCAGCTTATTTACGGCCCTATTGCGTATAAAGATCTAATAGCAGACATACAAGAACAACACGCAAAGGGTACTAACTGGGCTAAACAATTATGCAAAATTTGGATCGATAAAAAATTTATTTACAAAAACGATCAAAACCTATATGAAAAAAGATACTAAACGCTTTATAGCTTATATGTTAATGAACAAACATTTTAAGCTAGTAAAGAAAGGCGCCAACTGGCGCATAGAATACAACGGCGTTTTATTACAGCCAGACGACATTGAATTTTTAAAGTTAATTGCAAAAAAAAGCGGCCAAAAATTTGACCGCCTGGACAAAACAGTTAACCCTAATTAACCGCTTATTTTCCTTTCGGAACAAAGATAATAAAAAATGGAATATTATACAGCAATTATTTTTTTTGAGGATCACAAAGTTC